CTCGTCCTCAGTGTAGATAAACGCATGATACTGGTCGGACGGTCGCTCGCCGAAGGCGGCTTTCTCCGCCTTGATAACTACGTCGTCGATTATCCAGACATCCGCGAGGATGTCCTCGTCAAGCTCATCGTCGCTTACTTCGACTCCGACGGATTGAAGCGTATGCGCCGAGACGAACATCAGCCCCCGGTATACTTCGTACCTCCGGGCCTGCCTGTTGGCGAGATTTGAGGTCTTGGCAATGTCGTGCAGATCGGCCTCGTATGCCTTGGCGACGTAGTTGCCTTCCGCATGGTCTTTCAAATACTCCTTGATTATCTTGGCCTCAAAATCAGATCGTTTGGTGAGGGCACGGAAGTCATGCCGAAGGAAGATAATCCTCTCGAAGAATGCGTCCTGATCGGTCCACGCTCTGGCCGAGAGGTCAGGGTAGGCATCCCAGATGCGAACGTACTCCGGGTATGGCCGACGAAGAGTTTTCGTTTTCGCAACATACTGGCCCATCTCGTCGGCGGTCCACACTCGCTCGGCCTGTGTTCTGACCATAGGGCTGCGGGCGATGCCGAAGCCGTACAGGTAGCCACTGCGAACTACTTTCTTGCAAAGCTGAGGATAGTCAATCCCCGGATCGGCCAACTGGTCGGCGATCTCGGTCTCCATCTTCTCCTTACGTTTCTCAGCGAAGGTTCGGACTTCCCGCTCGATGGCGTCGCTAGTAATCGGCGCTGCCGATCGCTGCTCCTCTTGGGCGAGCATGAGTTCCTGCTGCTGAAGGGTATTGATAATGCCTTGTAGGGCAGACTGAGGGATTGAGGGAGATGGAGAGACTGACAGGCCCCAGTTCTTGTCCTGGGATGGGAACATCATCTCCATCATCTTCGCGACGCCGCCCTTAACCTTGATGCGGGTATCTTCAGGATACACATGCGATCGCTCATCTGGGATGCGGGCAAGCACGTCAGGGTCGTATTTCCTTAAATATTGCCGGAGGTTCTTCATCCACTGGACTTCGAGGAGGACCCGGTCCTTGATATGCTGATCGAGGACTCCTTTGGCGTGGGTCCCAAGTTTCTTCAGTTCTTCGTAATTTGTGAGCATTTAATATCCTTCGCGTTGGGCCGGAACGTATGGCTTGGATGAGTTAAAAATTGAGTTATGTTGGTACACGACGTAGTCAGCGGGGTCGTACTTCCGGCTGGACAGGAACATCACACCGTACTGCCCGCCCTCAACGAGATGCGAGCAAGGGTGGGTCTTATCTGGTTTATCGTCGTAAAGGTCGGCGACGGAGACCTTCAATTTCCGGTATTTGTAGTCTGTCTGCATCGCCCGGATGAAGCTCTTGCAGGAGGGGTCAATGAGCACAAGCGGTCGGCAATCTGGGTACTCTCCGAAGACATCATCAAGCGCCTTTATCCTCACATCTGGGTCGTTAGTAGGTGCAGGTTTCGCAAGTATTCCCGCCTCTTTGAACTCTTTGAAACATGTGCCCTCGTCGGAGTCGGCTCGCCGAACGCCGGCAGGGTCGCCGACAACTACTATCTCGTTCGTTGGGAATGCAGTCTTCCGCATCGGGTTGAACCTGCTCTTTATATACCGCTTAGTCCCCATGTCGAACGCTGGGGTTTCCCGGAGGATATGTATCCTGCCATCGTGCTGCATCTGCATCCACAAACCTGCAGGGGTAAGGCCAAAGTCTTGCCCGACTATTACCGGAAGGTCTGGATCAATGTAAAGCGGTGTCTTCGACACATGCCGGTCGTAGCGGAACGAATCCCAGTATACCGGCTTGCCTGCTTGGGAGAGTGCATACCTTGCACGGATGAAGACGTTTATATATGCCTTACTCCGGCCCTTGGCTTTGCGATCGTAATACCCTGGAGCGAGGTTATTCTTGTTCTCCGCCTCCGGCGAAAGAGCATCCGGCTGCTTGAATGTGTCACACGCAACCAGCGTGTCGGGATCGTCGTCCTCAAGCGGTGCGTGCTCGAATATGCGCCACCAGTAAGACCCAAGCTGCGGCGGGTTCGTATCCGCGATCATAAGCCAGTAGTCAGATCCACCCATTTTCTGCGAAGGATATCGTTCGAGACGACCTTGCAGACCTTCTACGATTTCCTGAACAATTTCACGACATTCGTTAAGCCAGCACCCGGTTAATTCAAGCGAAAGGACCTTCGCGACATCAGCCGGCTTATCCAATGCACGGAACAAAATCTCGGCTCTAACATCCCCGTAATGGATGAAATACGTCGCAGCAGTCTCCCGCCAGTAGCCTATCCCCTCTCCAGGTTTGCCGCTGTCTGGGAACCAGTCGAACCAAGTCTTGAGCGTGGTATCTTGCAATTCGCCTTTGGTATTCCTGACTACGACCCATCGCGAACGCCTAAGTCCGTCCGTTCCAACCCTCTGCTCCTTGCATCTTCTGAATATCTCGACACAGCACGCAACTGACTTGCCGCCGCCGATCGGGCCGAGGATCGCCCTGAAATCAGCGTTCGAGCGATGAAACGCGGCCAGCGTTGGCGCTGATTCGCGGACATCATATATGAGGTCGAAGATGTTCATCAAGTATAAAAAGGATACCAAGTAACGTTGAACTTACTAACTCCCTTCTTTGCAACATGTATATCTATTATACAGAATCCTACGTGCGCCGCTAGTCTTTTCCCACGCATCCACGAAGTCTGGCTCTGCAGGCAGCCGGCTGAGACGCAGTAAACGTTCCTTTCGAAGATGTTGACATACTTGTGAACGTGTCCTGTTATCAGGACGTTCGGCTTCTCGCCGCCGGTAAATGACTCTAATATCTTTTGAAGTCGGTAACTTAAGGCATAACTCGAAGAATCTTCACCGTGCCACAACTTCAGTACCGCTCTCCCATCAAGAGAGATATCTCCCTCGTCGTGGCCGAGGAAATGGAAATTTTCTAAGGACGCCTCAATGTCCTTGACAATGAGCGCTCCATTCGATTTTAGGAACCATCGGTCGTGATTCCCATCAATCGCATAAATATCTGTATCAGCCCACTGAGCGAAGCAGTCAATCGCTTCGTGCTTCTGGGCGTCGTAGCCAAGAAAGTCAAGTTCGTAAATCTGCCCTGGTCGGTGACTCATGCCTTCGGTCACATCACCTGAATGCGTAATGAAGTCAACCTGCTCTTTCTTAAACTCGTCGAAGGCTTGCATTAGCCTGGCCCTAGAGGAGCACATGTGGCCGATGTGTGTATCGGTGATACAGCCAATCCTGATGTGCGTCCCAGAGAAGGAGACGATCGGCACCTTGCCGGCACCTGGGACAAGCCTGCCACCTTTGGCGATAGCTTGTAATTCGGTATCTGAGAACCTCGTCGCGATTTCTTCCAGCCAGTGCGACTTCTCAGGGATGGTTATCCCTTTCTCCTGCTTCACCATCCTTGTATATCGGTTGAAAGTCTCGTCGGATATTCCTAAGTCTTTCTTGGCCTTATCTGGACCATGCTCTGTCGCGTATGCGACTACTTGCGTTGCCTTGGCTATCGCTGTTTGGCCCATCTGTCACTCCTCTTGGAAGAACACTCTGGCGAACTGCTGCAACTCCTTACTACCGGTGAAAGTCCGGGTGTGCCCCGCACCAGGAAATGTAACAAAGTGTTTCTCTGACGACCTTGATTTCTCAATCAGTCCCCGAGCTTGCTCGACTGAGGTGATGTCATCGTCTTCTCCAGCAAAAACGAAGACGGGACAGATAATATTGCTGAGGTCGACAATGGCACCATCAACGCTCCATGTTCCGGCATACAGTCCGTTACCGCAGAAATGGTTCTCAAGAGCGTCCAAGAACCACACGCCGGCCAAGTCGTTGGGGCTGTCATACCATCCATTTTGTTTCTCCCATTTGTCAATGTCCTTGCTCCGCCCGTTCACTACGTGCGAGAGAAGGTCGAGATAGCGTCCAAAGAATATCTGCTCGGGGGCGCCCATGGCGAAGGCCACCCACTGCGCCATCCCTGGCTGAATGCCGTTGTTCAGGCCAACAAAGAGTCGGTGGGCTGGCAACGAGATGGTCTTGCAATACTCCTCGATCCGGTTCTTGCTGCCTGAGTGGGTGTTGATCGGTGCGGCGAAAACGGCGAGGCGATTCACCTGGCTCGGGTGCAGGGCAGTGAACATGGCCGAGAGCCACCCGCCTTGGCAGCACCCTATAAGGTCGACAGTCTCAGCTCCAGTCTCGCCGTAAATCATGTCGCAGCACTCGCCCAATATGTGTACCAGCCCTGAGATGCTGAGGTTCTTCGTCTCCTGAGTAGCTGACTTCAGCTCATAAGCATAGGTAGGCCGCCCTGCAGCTGCACACTTGTCGATAAGGTTTTGAGTAACGGTGCCGTCCCTGCCGGCAAAAGGGGGA